GAGACGTACTTTTATGGATACCGCCCTGCCAATGAGCAGGTCTCACGCGTAATTGTACGCGCAAGAGAGAAAATCGGTAAACTATTAAGTCGTATCGATTGGGATCGGGTCAGATCGGGTTTCACCTTTACCAGCGGGGGCAGTGTTAAGCTCCCGAAGGCGCGGGGCACTCCGATTCACAAATATTCATCTAACATTGAAGCGACAGCAACAAACTTCAACACCGTCTCGAATGTTTTCCATTCGACTCTCGTCAGAGAGGGCTTTGCCGATGGGCCCGAGGTTGTGATCGTCCCGGGTAACAAGTTGACCTGTGTTCCGAAGAACTACAAGACTCACCGAATAATTGGTGGTGAACCTTCAGGTGCTATGTACCTACAGAAGGGCCTCCATAAGGAGCTAAGAAGGCTCTTGCGTTCGGTTGGCATAGATCTTTCCAGCCAAACGCCAAATCAAGAATGGGCCCAGTTCGGGTCTAAGACGGGTTTGGTCGCTACGGTTGATATGTCAATGGCCTCCGATACCGTCGCTAAGACGGTTGTTGAGTGGTTTTTGAGTTTGAATCCTGACGTACTATCGTTTCTTGAAAAAGTACGCAGTACGAAAGGAGGGTTCGCTTCTGATATGGTAACATATCATAAGTTCAGCTCCATGGGAAACGCTACGACGTTTGAAGTCGAGACCCTGTTATTTTGGGCCCTGGCAACGGCGACGTGCGACGTTCTTAAGGCTGATTCACGTTTTGTTGCGGTGTATGGCGATGACGTCATTATACCGAACCGCTGCGTGACGCTCTTCTTCGAAGTTTTGAAGGAGTGCGGTTTTGTGCCAAACGAGAAGAAGACCTTTTTTGAGGTCAACTCGCATAGCCACGCAGATCGCTTCCGTGAGAGTTGTGGTAAACACTACTATCGCGGAGAAGACGTTACTCCTGTATATGTTCGTGCACCGGTGACTGACCAGCTATCGAAATTCAAGTTAGTAAATAACTTGGTTCGCTGGCTGCGTCGATTAGAGCAGATCTCTGACGCACCATGTCTTGATAAAGCATGGAAACTCGTCAGCGCTTTAAGGGCAGAACTCGCCCCACCAGCATGGGCAAAACCTCGGATTCCCGATGGTTTCGGGGATGGTGCCTTTATCGGCACGTTTGACGAATGTACTCCTTTTGTGATGAAGGGTCGTAAGACCCGATATTATGAAGGTTACTTAGTCGAAGTACTCACCGAACGCTTTGATCAAGCGTGCGGGATTTCATCTAATGGTCGCCCGCTCAAGCGTAAGCTTGAAAAAGGCAAGCCTTCAAAACTAGTCGAAGTCGTCCGTAAGGATGGTTCCGATTGTAAGAAAAGCAACCGACAGATGAAAGGCGTTAGCTTAAGGGGGTACGCACTTGCAAGCCTTGAACAGCTTGAGAGAGACGGACCTTCCTGGCCTGAGTACATGCAACGATTGAGCCCCAAGCATGTTGCTTGGCTTTGCACAGTCCGTAAGGACGGTGTGATTGAAAGCTCGGATCTTGTAACCGAGGCCGCGTCGATACCTCTGGCTGACACGCGGCAGATTATTACCAGTGTACTCCACTTAAAACCGGACACTGCCTGGTAAGCACTTGTAACATTGGACCTTAACAAGGTGGAGCGCTCGTAGAGCGTTCTGTGAG